CAAACTCTTCATCGAATTTGTTCTTGTAGAATTTCATCTGTTCCTGGAATGAGTCTCCGTCCGGTTCAAATGTTGAAAGTTTTGGATAGATGTAGTAGGCCAACACGTGATAAACCGCGGCCCTGGTGAACTGGTCTGAGTTCAATCTGCTGGGTGATAGTTTGTCGCTACCTCCAAGCACTGATATGTCGTATCTCGAGAATCCTGTAGTGGGCCACCATCTTACGTTGAGTAGTCTGATGATGTCATCGTATGTCTTTTCGTGTTCTGTTAGGAATTCCTGTATGCCGTATTTCTTTACGTCAGGAACGTATTCCAATAGGTCTGTGTCCGTTGCGAATTGCGCCATTGCTAAAGTCCTTCTTTATGTTCTACAAGGTCCTTCCTTGTGATAAACTTATTTATTGGATCTTTCCAAGGAATTCTTTTTCTGAGATCACAGGCACTGGCACGTCTGGCATCTGATCATTGACCACGAATACCGAATGACGTTCAAACAACCTCTGCATCTTGCTCTTGCCGTGGTTGGTGTATTTCCTGGTGGCACCCTTGCCGTAGATACCATCAAACCTGCTGTGATCCGTCAGCCCCCAATCGCAACCTATGATGTAGATGTCACCGTCATAGTTGAATTCGTTCACCGCCACCCAACAGGCCAGTATGCCCGAGTTGGCACCACTCACGATGTCATTGTTGACCAACCGCCATCCATCCACCCTGGCGTCGGCCCGGGTGTAGTAGAGTGTGGGTGATGATGTGCGTAGTTTAAGGACCACGTCTATGTCGAAGGCACACACGGCGTCCACTGGTCTGATCGTTTCTATGTAATTACAGCCTATCTCAACGTCCTGCCTGGGCAGTGTGCCTGCCAGTGATCGCTGTGATGGACCATTGAACCATATTATCATAGTCGTAAAAAAAGGCCCAGCAAGGGGAAACCAACTGGGCCTTTCTTGAGTCTGGAGAGATCAAATCAATGATTAGTTGATTTGGTTGTCTCCTAACACTTTGATACCGTAAGAGTTGTGAAGAACAGATACACCGTATCTTGAACTTGCAACAACTTCTTCAGCTCTTAAAGAAGCATCTCTCTGAGTCTCGATGTTGATGTTTTGAGCGATAGCGATACCTAATGCATCTCTTGAGAAGATACCGTTGGTAACACCTGTCGCTGAATCTTCAACAACATTTGAACTTTCGAAGATGTCTATGCCTGCGATTCTACCAACATAACCTTCTGACATCGCTTGGTTAACAACCGTTGATGCGTTAGGATTAACGAAAGTGTTCGTTAAAGTTTTCTTAATGTTGTATATACTCTTAGGATTGAAAACACCCATGTATGGTCCTGGAACCGCGTTTGCTTTCAATGTCGCGTATGCTTCGAACAAGTCTTTAACTTCTAACTCGTCACCTGCCGCACCGATTTGAGATGAGAAAGATGAGAACAGGCCAGTTAAAGCTCTGTCGTGTCTTTTCGCGATCGCCTCACCAAATAACTTACCTAGGTCAGCAACAACATTTGACACTGAATGGTTTCTAGCCATGTCAGTCAAAGTAGTCATTATACCTGCTTCAGTTAATGTGATGTTGGCAACACCTGTTGAGATCTCAGTGTTTGATAAGTCCGAGTTCTCACCGGCATCAGCCGCGATTGTTTGCACAGGGTATAGAGGCACTTGTAATACCTTACCTGCGTTTGCTGGAACTGTGAATTGTTTCACAAGACCAGGCATGATTGAAGTCTCTGATGCCACGAACATCGCCTCTTGGACGATGGGTGCTATCAGGTCATTCAAACTTGTAGTAGTTGATTCATTAGCCATTTTGCTAATCTCCTTTTAGTTGTTAATTTAGAAGTCCTAGAATCCTTGCTTCTTACGATGCTCGGCGTAGATCTTCCTGTGTTCTGGATTTGTCATGTCCAGTTTATTAACATCAACTTGGGAAACACCCGTTGTGCCAGTGTTTGATTTAGAACCACCTCCCGGTTGTCCCGCTGAAACGAAGTGTGGATTTGATTGAAGAAATTCTCCTACCAACCCATCTACAGTCAAGGGATCACCATTGTCAGTGTATCTTGTTTGTCCTGTCTTGGGATCAACCACTTCAACCTCACCTGTCTCTGACATCTTGATGTTGTCCCTAACCAGCCTCGCGACCTGTTCTGGATTCACCGCTTTCTTGGTTGATGCGGCATTTATCAATGCACCATCCACCTTGATCTTTGTCAGTTCAGATGTTAGTGTTGAAATCTTGTTGTTGAACTTCTCTGCGTTCTCCTTCAACAGTTTCTCAAACTCTGACTTCTCTTTTGCTTGGGAGATCTTCAATTCCTCCTCCTTCTGCACAAGAGTCTGGTATTTCTCAACGTCCACGCCTTCGAACTTCCTTGCTAGTTTGGCTTCTGCTTTCCTTCTTACTTCAGCCGCCACGGCATCAAGTTCTGCCTGGGTGTAGACTTTCGCGGGTTGATTGTCCGCTGTGTCCTGGATCGTGTTAGAGACTGTTTCAGTTGCCCCAGTGGCAGTTTGAACGTCTGGCGATGTTTGTTCTTGACTCATCGTAGTCCTCCTTTTGTTGTGCGTGGCAGGATATACCACAATGTGTTGATATTTATTAGTAAAACTGATCAAATGAGTCTATAGACCATTTTTCATAGTATCCAGACTGTTTGAGTTTGTGTTGTGCTTGTTTCAGTTTCGCCATATCCTGTATCATTATCAGAGGCAGTTTGCCATAACTGAATGATACACCTTTATGTAGTCCATCGTTGTCTGGGTGGTCATACATTATGGCGTAGTCAGGATTCTGTTTGTGTGCCCGCTTACAGATGTTGGACAACTTGCGTTCCGTTATCTGGTCAGTGAAATATAGGATGACAATGTCCAGACCAAGGCTAACAAAAAGACCGCAACACTGATCAATCTGATCCAGCACATCTGTCTTCGCAGGCGTGATCTGTATCTTGCGATCCTCAAGTGTTCTTTTCGCAAACGGACAGATTGCCGCTCCACTCGCCTTATGAGTTTTAGCAACAACCTGTCTGATCCACTTCTCAATGTCCTTACCTTCGTCTGCCACTGGGTTTTCTTCTGCCAGACTTAGATCCTTTGTTCTTCTTCTTTTTCTTGTCCATCGTGATCCTCCTTAATCCTGTGCTTGGTTGGGAATTTCTCTGGCCTGCCCTCGTTCCTTGATGGTGCATAGAGGTCCAGTAATTCAACTCCCCTGGCGTGAGCCACCCTCTTCAACAACACACAGGCCTTCCTGGCCCTGGTGGCATTGGTCTTGCTGGGGTGTTTCATCAATTTGTCGTAGTGTGTGAAGTAGTCAAGGCACAACTGTTTCATCTGCCTGTGCCTGGCCGTCTCTTCAGGTAATCTGTAGAGTTTCCTAATCATTGGTTGGTTTGAACTGTATCGAGTGCCATGGTGCCGTCAGTCCGTGGCTGTTCTTGTAGATGTCTCCGGTCTGCACCGATTTCGCGGCCATGAATTCCCTGGTGCCATTGCCGTGGCGTTTCTTCTGCACCACCCGACAAGGTCGCCATTCCTGTCCCTTGGCATAGAACTTGGCGTGATGGGTCTTCTGTCCCTTTGATGTCTTTACACCTGCCACTCGAGTCTACCTCCATTAATTGAATATCTTCCTTATAATGCGTTCTATCCATTCGGCCACTCTGTCACAGCCATCAAAGAATTTCTCTAACCATCTGTCCATCATCGCCAACTCCTTATGGCCCAATAGGCCGGACTCAATGACTTCTGTCCTCGAACCTTGGCCAGTATCGCACCGAACCTGGCGAGGAATGATTTCTTTCTTGCTGGTATGTTTTTCTTGATCCGCATGTTGGGATCACCATATCTCACGATGTTGACCGTGCCTGTGGATTTGTTCCTGACATACACCGCGAATTTCTTTGACCGTCCGGGTGTCCTGAATGGTTTATTGAGTGTTACCGTCCTGCCCTGGTATTGTGCCATTTGAGCCTCCAAAATATCTTCCTATCTCAGGATGTAGTTCTAGTATCTCTTCATTTGATAGGCCCTGCTCGATCATCTCCCTCATATGGGTGACCATGTCCGCTGGGTTGGTCATCGGATCGTGCGTGCCATCGTCTGCCAATTGATTCTGCATCTCGTCTAATTCATCTTCGTCTTTGGCCAGTATTTCAATTGTCTTCTGATCAATAATAGATTTAACATTTGGAGTGGCTGTGGCTGAGTCCCTCTGGGCACTCGCCGCCTTGTTGATTATGTCCATGTCCAGGTTCTTGTCTCTGATGTGGAATGCCATAGGATATTTGATCTCTCCGTCCCAGGCCTCGCCTTGCCATAGACCAGACAGTCTGAATATCTGTTC